TGAACAAAAACTTGACGGTGAACGCAATATTACGTGTACGGGTCACTCACTCGGAGCTGCATTAGCTACTATCATGGCAAGTCGGTTAGACGCCAACGAACTTTACACTTTTGGTTCCCCCCGCATAGGTAATCGCGCTTTCGTCAAAGAAATGAATAACGATGGAATTAAACATTATCGTTTTGTTAATAACAATGATATTGTTACTAAAGTTCCGTTTCCAATAAGATTTGTCCATCATGGTGAATTAGTTTATATAAATCATCATGGAAATATTAGAAAAATGTCTCTTTGGCAAAGATTAAAAGACCAATGGAGAGGACGCATGCGTGCCTTGGCTAAAGGACAACCATTTGATGGTATTTTTGATCACTCAATGGATTTATATTATCAAAAAGTACAAAATGTCTTTATACAGAGCCAGAAGTAAATGCCCTATCTGTTCACAAGAAGAAGAAGTTTGGTTCCAAAACGGTAAAATCGAACCTCTTGATATTGTAGAATGTCCTAAATGCTCACAACTGTATGAGCCTGAAAATTTTATATCTGCTTTTTTAGAGCTAAGACAAAACTCTACCGTGTCTTCTAATCATGCAGTTATGACAACCTAATGTCTCCCTACCTCGAACCCTTACACAAAGTTTTAGTACTTACGCCTGACTCTGTTGCAAGCACATATTGTCAGAGAGTGATAACTTATTATCTAAATCACCATAATTATACTACTGTCAATTGGCACGACCTTATAAATCATTTTTCAGAAAATTATACTTCTTTAGTTAACTCCTTATGCTCGTCTCAACAGTCTATAGTAGCTAGATTATCTCAGTATAGGACGCACGAGGTTAACGAACCCCATAAATCTTTTTTAAAAAGTTGTGACATATACTTTAAAAAAAAGATAGTTCCTCGTCGGTGTAGTTTTGAAACGGCATTGAGCCGTTCTATGAAAGAGTATTTTAATCATCCTTTGAATGTTTACTCTAAAAGTAATTTTAAACAAATATTTTACTCAACTAATCCAGCTGATATTCCCTTACATATTTTTGATAAACAACTAAAGCATATTGAAGATCATTATATTTGGGTTGAATCAAATTTTACATATTTAACATATGTGCCTCATGAAGACTTAATTTATGATACAGATAATACTCTTACCTCTATCTTTGGATATACTTCAGATGAGCTAAATCTTACAGATCTTAATAAAAACATATTTTTACAATACAGAGATAAAGCTAAAAAATCAAAAGAATTTGAACAGTATGAAACTTATTGTAACTCTATTAGAAATCAGTTCCCTAATTTTCCTTGTACTCTTAGTGCTAAAAAGTTTACCCTTTCAGAAAAATTAACAAAAGTAAAAAATTTTGATGAACTCTATGAGTTTTATTCTTCAAAAACATCAAACCATTTAGAAACTGTGTCTAAAAGTGACTTAAGTAATCGAAGCACTAAAGAGGATAAATTTTTTGGACTATCTTAATTATTATTTTTTAAAAAATAGCTATCTTTATTTTGAGACCCCAGATACTTTATTAGAAACAAAAATAAAACGTAGCAACAAGCGTTTTAGTATAAATCATTTTCTAAGTTATGATTATCCAATAAACTATCAACATAACTCAAGAGGATTTCGTGATACAGAGTGGCCTAATGACCTTAGCAATGTAATTTGGTGTGTAGGAGACAGCTTTACAAAAGGTTTGGGAGCTCCTATTGAGCATACCTGGCCTAGTATACTTCAAAATAAAAGTAACAAAAGGTGCTTAAATATAAGTATTAATGGAGCGTCAAACCAACTTTTAAAAAATATGTGTTTACAGATTTTAAAAGATCACAAACCTTCAACCCTAGTAGTTATGTGGTCATTTTTTCATAGAAGACACAAGGACCCTTGGGAATTAATATATCTTGATAACTCGTCTGAAGAAGAAGATCGCTCTGTTTTTTTAGATTGTTATAATGAGGTAAATGATTATTGTAATGACTGTAATATTTTAAATTTAATTGTTCCTGATCAACCGCACGATTTAAATAACTTATTTCAAACTAACATAATTGACCGTGCAAGAGATTGCTTACACTTTGACTATAAAACTGCTGAAATTTACGTGGATCACATCCTTTCAAAGCTTACTTAATTCTTGTTAATTGCTTTAAAATATACTATATTTAGTAATGTTTTAAAAAAGGAGAAAGTAATGGCTAAAAAACGTCAACGTAAACAGCAAACATCAAAAGGTAATACTCATCAGAATCCTAATCGTTTTGGTAACCGTATTCGTAAATCTATGCTTATTGATTATAGAGGGTCAGACCTTGAAAGTGCTAACAAGACTAAAGCTTGGCGTGCTGGTAAAAATGTCATGCTTACCATCCAGAATCCTGATAAAAAGAATACTAAAGAACGTATGATTCGTGTACCTGCAGTTGATGTTTGGGGCTTTCCTCGTCAAGCAAATTTGCGTATGCGATAATGACTGAGTTTAGTGATGGAATATTTAACGTAATCAAGCATAGTAGTGCTGCTCTTGCTGTTATATACACTCTAGGTCATATATTTATTGCAATGACTGTTGTAAGCATTATGACAGGTGCAAGTATATGGGAAGCAGGAGCAGTAGCGCTTGTAGAACCCGCAATCAATGGGGGTTGGTTTTATATACTTCACAAAACCTGGAGTAATTTTAAATGACGCAGTTACTCTGGGCGGTCTATTTAGAAGTTTGTTTAGGTTCTTCTTGTACAGCACAAGAAGTCCAAAGGTTTGACCCCCCACAAGCAGAGATTAAGTGTGCTGAAATGTTAGAAGCCTATACCAAAGTTCCTGCTGATGGACAGTGGGATTCCGTAGAGTGGGTTTGTAAACCACTACATAGTGAGGGAGTGTAATGCCTGAAGGTCCAGAATGTACTCGCACAGCTAGACAACTTGATAGGGCTGTACGAGGTAAAAATTTAATCAACATTAATTTTATCTCTGGTAGGTATACTAAAAATTTACCTATAGGATTTGGCAGCTTCTACTGCGACTTAGAAGATGATGGTCCATTTCCTGTCAAAGCCGTTCACAACAAGGGTAAATTTATATATTGGGAACTTGGTGATTTGCTTCCAATATATTATATTTATACTACTCTTGGCATGACTGGTAATTTTAAACTCCAGCCATCCAAACACACAAGGATGGCTTTTTACTTTGATGATGACACTGCTGTCTACTACAACGATCAGCGTAATTTTGGCACTATTAAGTTTGTGGATAAAGAAAGTGATCTTCAAGCAAAACTTAGATCAATTGGACCTGATATGCTTAATAATCCTTGTACTCTTAGCGAATTTAATACCCGCGCACGAGGTAATCCCCATTGGTCGGTGGTAAAGTGGTTAATGGATCAGAAAAAGATTTCTGGTGTAGGAAATATTTACAAGTCAGAGTCTTTATTTTTAGCAGGGATTGCCCCTCATAGAACAATGGGTAGTTTGGATGAAAAAGAACTTGAAAAACTTTATTATGCAATTTGTAAAGTACTATCAGCGTCGTATGAGTCCGGTGGGGCAACTATCCGTAATTATTCTGATCTATATAATAATCATGGGAAGTATACTCGTTTTGCATCAAATCCTTCTGAAATAGTAGAAGCTAGAGGGGGTCATGTTATGGTATACAACCAAAAACAGGATATTTATGGCAACCCAGTAGAAAGGATTAAGCTTGATGATGGAAGAACAACTTTCTGGTCTCCCACTATTCAAGCTTAGAGGAGCTTACTATTTCAAGTAAAACTATTATAGGAATAAAAAAAGATAACAGCATAGAAGATTTTTCTCCACAAGAACTTAGAGCAAGTAAGTTAAATGCTTGGAAAGGGTGGAGTTGTTCTGTAGGTCAGTATAACATCGCCATATCAGAAAATGGAGATATGATTGGTGGTGATTGTGGGGTAGCAGGCTTATTAGGTAATATATACGAAGATTTTCGAATACCAACAGAAGATGAATGGCATATCTGTCCTATAGACTACTGTTCTTGTTTTTTTGACATCGGAGTACCTAAAAAATCCTTAGATTCTGATTCAGATTTTAAGGAGTTTAGAGCAAAAGATCTTGGATTAAAGTTTGAGTGGTTTTTATCTGCAAAATGTAATTTTGATTGTGATTATTGTCCTTCTACAATACACAATAACTTACCACATAAAAACACTGCTGAACAAATTTTTAAAGGTTTGGACAATTTATTTACTAAATTAAACGGTAAAACTTTTACAATGAGTCTATGGGGTGGAGAACCTACAATGTTTCCTCAATACATTGACATATGTAAAAAGATAAATGACTACGGGTCAAGAGTTTTTACAACCACAAACGGAAGTAGAAGTAAAAAATATTTATCAGAGTTAATTCATCATAGTTGCATATCAATTTCTGTTCATCAAGATTCTTATGATCAAGATAGGATGATTAGTAATATTAGAGGTATTGTTGACGAAGTTAAAAAACACAATTTACCAAATTGGTTAATGGTTAGGTGCATGGTTTTACCTGGTTCTTTCTCGCATTGGCAAAATTTTATCTTTAAATTACAAAATGAGATACCAGATTTTGATGAATCATTAAAGCTAACTCTAAATACTTTAGTCAGTTTAACTCCTGACAAAACTGATTGGACAGAATCTTTAATGCCTGAATATACTGAGAAAGAATTAAAACTACTTAATAAGTACGGTAGATTAACAAATATTTAGAAAATTATGGAAAAAAATACAATCATACTAATTGCTGATGTGTTAGAACAAAAGCTACGCAAAGAAAAAGAATTAGAGTATTACTTAAGAGAACTTGAAGATCTACAGCGTAAGATTGGGTTCTTACGACAAGAAGTTGATTTAACAAATACTATTATTAATATGATCAAAGCAGAACAAATTCATGATGTTAAAGAACGCATGGTTGAACGATTAGATAATCAAATTATAAGGTGCGATGATGACTTGGGCTAACCACAATCCTATCCAATCTATGTTGGAACACTACCATGAAGTATCAAATGATGATGATGTGTTAATTCCTACTACAGACGATGTAGCATGGACACACTTCAGAGATCAGCGTTGGGTTTATAATAAGATGCAAATCTGTGAATCTCAGTGTCTTCCTCATGGTCCTGTAGGCACAACTCCTACTCAATATCCTATTTGTGTTAAGCCTATCACTAATCTTCTTGGGGGCTCTGTAATGTCCCAAGTTTGTCATAATGAAGAACAATATAGAAAAATCATTGATCCAAGTCTTTTTTGGTCTCCCTACCATATAGGAGATCATTATTCTGTTGATCTTATTATGTGTAATGGCAGTGTTGTAGAGAGGTTTGTCTTTTGCGGAGAAAAACTTCAACACGGAGCTTTTGATTATTGGTACTTAATTAATGATGACTTATATAATCATGCTATAGATGATGCAGTAAGAATAGCTTGGAGCTGGGCACAAGAGCAGTTATGGGATTATACTGGTTGTGTTAACATTGAAGTAATCGGTACTAGTATTATCGAAGTTCAATTAAGGATGGGCGATATTGATCGTTTAGGTTGTGCCTCTTTAATGGAGTCTATCCACAACTTGTATGCGACTAACAAATGGGCATGGAAGCAACCTGCAAATTTCCCAGAGCATTTTTATATAGCTGCTCTCTTTGCTCAACCTAATGTCAATTTTTCAATCAATTATAATATTATAGATGAGATTTGTGATAAACTTACTTATTGGCAAATAGATGATCCAGAACTATACCACACCAATCCTTCTCACGGAAATAGAGTGGCTATTTTTTGTGGAGAAAACTGGTTTGAAGTTGTCAAAGCTAGAAACCTTGCAATAGCTTTATTTTCTCCCGATATTGATGGTCGTTATGTAGATTGTTTAGCAGGTTTTAGAGAATTAAGGTATTAGTATCTGTTGCTTAACCCTTTGTTTTTTGTTATTATATAAAAAATAAGGAGATTAAAATGAAATGGATAATCGTAATTTTTGTAAATTTTCTCCCTGTCACTGGTCAGTGGGAGATGTATGATTATAAAGCTAACCCTTTTGATTCACAAGTAGCTTGTTTACAATTTGTTGTGCAAAATAAACAATTTTTAATAGACGAAGCTAATACAGCATATCGCCGCAACGATAAAGATTATGTAATCGGCTGTCCTACCTTAGATAAGTTCAACGACAATGTAATGCCCGAAGAGATTGCTGCATGAATAAAGCTCAAAAATTACAGTATCACGAGCGCTGGTTAATGAAGCGCGGTGTTCATCCCTCTCAAATAAAAACTAAAAATAAATCTCATATTAAGATGCCTTGTTATAAATCTGACATAGAAACTGCTCCGACATCTGACAGAGTAGGTAATGGTTTTGTTAAGAGTAAGCATAAGTACTCTGGATCAGGTGTTCATGTTGGTCAGGCATATAATAAAGGTAATCTAGTAGTACTTTCAACCACCGAAGCAAATGATGCAGCAACAGGAAAAAGAAGATGAAACGATTTACACAACAGGAACAAGCAGTATACACTAAACATGCAAATGATTACATTCGCACTGTAAACAGTTGGTGTCAGGATAATATCTATCGTAAATTTAACCTTGCTCATATTAATCTTGATTGGAGTCCTAGCCGTTCTTGCTCTCGTGGGGGTGTGTATGCAGATGGCCCAGGGATCAACATTGCTATGTATCGTTGCTGTAAAAGCGATACGGGAGATGTTCAACGTGTTTATGAGTATAAAAGTTTTGATTTAGATCCCTTGATTGGGGGTATTTATACCAGAACTAAGTTTCATAATTTAGAATTAACTATTCTTCACGAAATAGGACACGCACTTCAATACTATTCTTATCGTGTTAATGGATTTCGTTGTAAACCTCATGGCACTGTTTGGAAAAACTTTTATCGCAGATTACGGGAAGAATTTTTAAACCCAAAGCTTGAAGACCAGGTTGAACTTAAAGCTGAGTATGATAAAATAAAAGAACAGATTGAGACTGGAAAGTTCAATTTAATTACAGACGATCAATTAGCACATCTATTTGGAAGGGCAGCTTCTAATTAATACTTACTGCGATAGACCATGGACTGAATTGCATATCGAGGAGGACGGAAGCGTTACTCCTTGTTGTGTTATGCCTTCAAACCGATTTCCTATGGGTAATAACTTAAAAGAATATGTTTCTGGAGAAGAATTAAAAGAACTTAAATCTGATTTACAATCAGGTGTTCAGCACAAAAATTGTGAATGGTGTTGGAAAAATGAAAAATCAGGTCTTAAAACCCATAGAATTAAAACCAAAAGATCTGACGGCATAAGTTCAATACACATTAGGTTAAGTAATGTTTGTAATTTTAAATGTCGTATGTGCAACCCCTCTTTTTCTTCTACGTGGGCACAAGAAAATAAAAAGCATAAATGGTACAAACACTTAGATAACCAAGTTATTAAAGACACTCTAAAAAATACTGATTATTTGTTTCCTTTATTAAAGGATCAAATTAAAAAGAAAAATCTTAATCTTATAAGTATTTCAGGAGGTGAACCCTTAATTACAGACTCTCATTATGAGTTACTTGATTTTTTAATTAAAAACAAACTTACTGATGTAGATCTGTCTTATTCTACTAATCTTTCAAATCTAAATTACAAGAACCGTGATCTACTTGATTTGTGGAGCAAGTTTAGACAAGTAAGTTTAGAAGCTAGTATAGATGGCTGGGGTCCAGCGGTTGAATATTCTAGAACAGGGTTAGATTTAGATGCTTTTAAGAACAATTTTAAATTAGCTTTCAAACATATATCTGCGATTAATTGTGTAGTAAATGTGTACAGTGTTTGGACTTTACCTGAGATCGAAAAATTTAGAAAATTTGGGATTGACATTGTTTACTCTCCTTGTTATCTTCCTGAGTATTGTAATCCTCAGATCTTAAATTCTGAAGACAAGGAAAACCTTAAAAGATTATATGAGCCTTTCCCTGTTTTGCGTGATTTATATGAAAAATTTATAGACAAAAACCTAGAAGAGAGTTATAATCTAGAAATCGGTGATAAAGTTTTGCGTTCTGTAACAGGCGAAAGTACAGAAACTATGGTAAATTACAATTTATTACTAGATTCTCACAGAAGCACTTCTTTTTTTGATGTGTTTCCTATGTATAAAAAATATTCAAGGAGTTAAAATGGCAAATGTTTGGGTAGGAGATAATTACTTTATAAAAAGTATTCATGAATTAGATACATCCCGCACTTATGATAATGCTGCAAAAAATATTACCTCAGAACGTTACTTCGTTACGTTGCAAAGACTTCCAGAAAGTTCTTATAGTAATGTAACTGAATTCTTTATTGATACTCATGATGATGCTGATTTAACAGTAGGTTTAAGTGATGATGCTCTAGTAGCTGCTCTATTACCAAAAATAAATACCGCACTTTCTACAGACGATGCTTCTGCTAAGACGGACACCCATACTCCCACGGATCTTGATATTTACACTCTTAAAATATGATTTTAATTGCAAATGGTTGTTCTCACACTGCAGGAGCTGAGATTGAAGCACCGCTTCAAGGTGAGTGTTATGAAAAAGCTTGGCCTAAAAAACTAGCTGATTCTTTGGGCTACAAACCTATAAATTTAGCAATTTCTGGCGCGTCCGATGATAGAGTTGTACGAACAACAATTGATTTCCTTGGTAAACTTAAAAAATCCCCTAAATTTAATCCTAACAAAGTTTTCGTAGTTATCTGCTGGCCCGGACTACACAGAACCGAGCTTTATCGAACTGCTGAGAATGAGGATGGGTTTTGGGATAATGGCTGGATGCCCATAGTTGTCGGTAATGAGGAAACTTATCAAGCACAATGCAGTCAGTCTGCCTTTGCCTTTTATAAAACATGGGTTATGAGACAAAATAACCATCAAGCTTCTATAAAGTTTTACTCAAATGTTTTACTATTGCAGAATATTTTAATCTCAAACAGAATTAAATACCTTTTTTGGAATTCTAGTATGACTGTCCCTTCTAATTACATTCAGTACTTGAATGAAATAAACCACAAAAGATTCCCACACATTTTAGAAAAAGAAAAGTCCTATACAGAGATGTTAGAATCAAATGGTTTTAGACATTCTCCTTTTGCTAAATGGGGTCATTATGGTGAAGATTCACACAAGTGGTTTGCTGATTTTTTAAAGTCCTATATAACAAAAAATAAACTACTTTAATCTTGCTTATTAATAACATAGTTGATATTCTATAAAGGTCTCGATCAAAAGAGACACAGAGGGGACGGAAAGACAGGTACAGTATATACTTACCTGTCTTTCTTTTTACCTTGCATATTGCTCACATTTACTGTATTATAGAGAAAATATGGAGAAAAGGATGAGCGAGTATTATGTTAGAAAAGGTAAATATGCGCCAGAAGTGGCAAAGTTTAATGAATCAAGTCTACCAATTGATGTCTATTCCTTCAATAGTAGAGGGTGTACTTGTCCTGCTCGTACTAGGAGCTGTAAGCATTCCCGTATGATAGATGAGTGGGAATCTAGAGGACGCCCTGTGGGGTTGATTTTTGATGATAATGCAGAAGTTATTTGGCAGATGGAGTTTTAGATGATAATTTTAGACATCATAGTGGCGGGTGCAGCTGGTTTCTTTTGTGGCTGGATTATAGTACAGATATGGAAATAATAGTTTTATCTGGTGGGTTTGACCCTGTACACGATGGGCATATTGCTATGTTTGAAGCAGCTGCTCGTAAATATGATTATGTTATTGTAGGACTTAATTCTGATGAGTGGTTAACTCGTAAAAAAGGCAAATCTTTTATGCCTTACTCTGTTCGTGAAAAAATACTTAAATCTATCAAATGGATTGACGAGGTTTGGGACTTTGATGACAGCGATGATTCAGCATGTGCGTTGTTAGAGTCTGTTGTTTTTTCTCACGCTAACATTACTTTTGGTAACGGTGGGGATAGATCAAATGATAACTATCCTGAGTTTAGTTTTTGTAACGAACAGGGCATTGCGATAGATGATACTCTAGGTGGTTCATCAAAATTAAACTCATCGTCAGACTTTCTTAATCAATGGCGTATTGAAACTTGTGATCGAGATTGGGGTGAGTGGAAAGTTTTAAATAATTATAATTCTACTACTAAAGTAAAAGAACTTATTGTTTATCCAGGTAAGTCTCTTTCTTGGCAAAAACACCAGTATAGAAGTGAGGTGTGGTTTGTGAGAGAAGGCACTGCGACTATATACTTTTCCACAGACTCAGCTGGAAACGACGTTATCAAAACTACTAAAGGTAAACATCAAACACATACGTTATTTAGAGATAGGTGGCATCAACTTGTTAATGAAACAGATAAAGAACTATCAATTATTGAGATTCAGTACGGTACTAAGTGTCTTGAGTCTGATATCGTGCGCTCCCCCCGTCCAAGCTGAAGAAGATAGTTTAACCTGTTTAGCTACAAATATTTATTGGGAAGCAAGAAACCAGTCATTTGCTGGGCAAATAGCTGTTGGGCTAGTAACAATCAACCGCGTGGTTGATCCTAGGTTTCCCGACACAATTTGTGATGTAGTATACGAAGGACCTATCAAAGAATCGTGGAAAACCCGTATACAACCAGATCTACCGGAAAATGAGCGGGTCTTTTATCCAAGGCGAGATAGATGTCAATTTTCTTGGTATTGTGATGGTAAATCAGATAAATTTCCTCATTATGATTATGAATCTATTCATGACGCGTGGCTTGTAGCAGAGCTGTTATTAAATCCTGAAATTAAGTTTGTTGATATAACTGAAGGTGCAACACATTATCACGCTGATTATGTAAACCCTGAGTGGTCTAAAACACTTACAAAAACAACTACTATCGATAACCATATATTCTATCGTTGGTAAATTTTAACTTGACTTCTTCCCTATAATTTTAATATACTATTCACATAAGTTGCCGTTATGGGACTTATAAATTTCTTGCTGTTATAAAGGAGAAAAAAATGACAGGACAATTCGCTATTCGTAATGCTGGTTTTATCGGCTTCGATCATATTCTAAAAGAACTAGAACAAATTTCAACACACGCAATGGATCATTATCCACCTCATAACATTGTAAAGTACAATGATCATGAGCTTGCTATTGAAATCGCTGTAGCAGGTTTTTCAAAAGATGAAGTATCCGCTAATCTTAAAGAGGGAGTGTTAACCATTGTAGGCGAACACGAATCTCGTGGTAGAGAGTTTATTCATCGTGGAATTAGTACAAAGAAGTTTAAGCGCCAGTTTCGTCTGTCTGAGCACACTCAAGTGCATGGAGCTGAAATTAAGGATGGACTACTTGTGATAGATCTCAAAGTAGTGATTCCAGAAGAACAGCGTCCTCGTTTAATTGAGAT